TTCTCAAGGGAAAGGAGATTGAGTACGCAAAACTCTATTGTGGAGGAAGGACCCTCGATATGGTGTGCCCAGAGGCTCTGAGGGACCGCTACAAGAGATCCAGTGATAAACTCAGGGCTTTCATCAAATCTTTTATGACGGCGCGCGTATCGCTCGATGAGAACTGTTTTTTTGATTTAGTACCTCAAAAATTCCTTGAGGAGTTCTGTCAAGTCAAAAATTATATTTGTGAGCACGTTTTTGAGAATTATGAAAAGCCAAAGAACTATGATTATCTTGTTTCTTTGACTGAAATAATCGAAGACATAAAATATAGAAGCCTAAACTTAAATCCCCAGAACCTTTCCATGTTTAAAACAGATCATAGAAAGTTTTCACAAAACTTAAATCAGATTGAACATTCGTGCAAGTTCAATATTCACGGAACAAAGACCGGTCGATTGACAACAGAACCAAAAAGTTTTCCCATTCTTACCTTGAGGAAAGATCTCCGATCTGTTATTGAACCTCGGAATGATTATTTTGTAGAGCTTGATTTTAATGCAGCAGAATTAAGGACACTTATATCCCTTCAGGGCAAACCGCAGCCCAAAGAGGATATCCACGAATGGAATATTCAAAATGTATTCCATGGCTTGGGGACGAGAGACGAGGCTAAGAAAAGAATTTTCGCGTGGCTATATAATCCAGAAAGCCAAGATTATCTTTCATCAAGGGCTTATAACCGCGATTCGGTGGTACAAAAGTACTTCACACAGGGCCAAGTGACAACCTTTTTTAACAAGGTGATCCCCTCTGAGGAGAGGACCGCCTTGAACTACATTATTCAGAGCACTTGTGCTGAAAATCTTTTGAAACAAATGATAAAGGTATCTAATTATTTGGAAGGAGCTAAGTCTTATGTTGCTTTCCCGATCCATGATTCTATTGTATTGGACCTATCGGTTGAGGATAGAGAAAGATTGCCAGAAATCATAGATATTTTTTCCAATACGGTATTAGGAAAATTTATGGTGAATGTTAGAGTAGGTCAAAATTTTGGCCAACTAAAGAAATTAGGAGTATAATTTGAATATCATAGGTCTAGGAGATGCTGGGTGTAATATTGCAGACGCCTTCTCTCAATACTCACAGTATAAAATATTTAAAATAAATGTTGACATCGAGGGAAATAAGTGCTATAATATATTAAAGTGTAAGACAGCAGAGGAATACGAGAACGTGGATCTCCCAAAAATCAAAACATTCTTCAAAGGAACAAAAGGGGATACCCTTTTTATTATCGGAGGCTCAGGAAAAATATCTTGTGCTTCTTTGAAGATATTAGAACATATTAGACATTTGCCAATTTCTGTTCTTTACATTAAACCAGATATAGCATTACTCAATAAGGTGCAGAAAATGCGCGAAAGACTCGTTTTTGGCGTGATGCAAGAATACGCACGATCGGGAGTTTTTGAGAAGATATATATAATTTCAAATACCGAGCTTGATTCTGTTGTGGGCAGCGCCCCGATTATCGGATATCACGATAAGTTAAATGAAGTTTTAGTTTCAACGATCCATATGATAAATGTATTCCAGAATACAAAACCAGTAATTGGCAAAATCGGGAAACCCAAGGAAACACACCGCATATTAACGATTGGCCTTTTCGACGCAGAAAAAAATGAAGAAAAAATGTTTTTTTCCCTTGACAAAGCCCGAGAAAGATGTTATATTTATAGTATAAACGAAGATAAGTTAAGAACAGATAACGACTTATTCAACAAGCTTAAAAAGCAAGTGAAATCAAAAACAACAGAAGATCTCAACATAACATACGCCGTGTATTCAACCAATTATGATTATGATCTCGGCTACGTTATAGAAAGAACACCAAACATCCAATTACAGGAAATAAATTGAAAGCGCATTCAGGAACATTTATGAAGAAAGACGGAAGTCTACGAACAATGAGATTTATATCACTGGATAATCTCCCAGAAGGATTTTTTATCTCTCAAACAAAAGGCACCGGCAAGAAGAGAACTCTTGCAGAGGGGAGCAATCTTGTTTGGGACTTGGATAGACAAGGATTTCGTGTTTTTAACAGAAGCACGATTATAGGAGAGATTAAGAATTTCAATATTGAAAGTCTTGAGAACTTCGAACTCATTAGTGATTTTGAGTAAACAATAAAACAAACTAGCAAGACGAGAGATTTGTCGTCTTGACTTTAGCCAATGGCACAGTATAAAACTAATAGGAGAAAATTAACATGGCACTAGATATTGCAAAAATTCGAGCAAGGCTCGATAGCGTTAAAAACAACGGAAAGGCAGGAGGGTCTTTTTGGCGTCCAAAAGACGGCACTCAGACAATCCGCATTGTTCCAACCGCTGACGGCGACCCCTTTAAGGATTATTGGTTCCACTATAACTTGGGTCCAGATCAACGTGGAGGTCTTCTTTGTCCTAAGAAGAATCATGGAGAGGGATGTCCCATCTGTGATTTTAAGGATCAACTCTGGAAGGAGTTTAATGGGAATCAGGATTCTGATACCATGAAACTCGCTAAGGACTTGAGCCCTCGGCAACGTTTCTTCTCACCCGTAATGGTTCGTGGTGAAGAAGCAGAAGGAATTCGTATCTGGGGCTATGGTAAAGAAGCCTATACTGCTCTTCTCAACTTGGTTTTAAATCCCGAGTATGGTGATATTACTGCGATCGATGACGGAACCGATCTTACTATGACCTATGGGAAGCCACCAGGAGCACAGTTCCCGAAGACTACCTTGACCCCCCGCCGTCGCACATCACCGCTTTGTGATGAAGCGATTGGTGGAGAAGAAGAGTGTAGTCGTCTTATGGATAATATTCCCAACATCGATGGCCTTTTCCCCAAGAAGACGCTTGAAGAAGTCCAAACAGCTTTGGACGGGTTTATTAATTCTTTGGAAGGCACGAGCGAAGAATCTGACTCTTTCACTCCTCCTGTTCCATCGAATACAACTCCTGATGTTGTTGCTGCGTTCAATGAGCTAACTGGAAACTAGTAATCCCCCCACCGTTTGGGAGCACGCGGTTTAAAATAAGTGCTCCCATTTTTATTTCGAGGGGTTAATTTATGGCGAGAAAATCAATATCAACGGGCAAGCTTTCTATGGACGAGATGAGAAAGCTTATCAATAAGAAAGCCGGAATGAATGTCGCCCACAATCTCAAGGAGGCAAACCCAACAGAGGTTACACAGTGGATCCCTACTGGCTCCCGCTGGCTTGACTCGATCATCTGTCGCGGCAAGCTGTCTGGGATCCCTGTAGGAAAGGTCACGGAAATCGCCGGCTTAGAGGCAACAGGTAAGTCCTATATGGCCGCCCAAGTCGCTGCAAACGCCCAAAAGATGGGTATGGACGTTGTATATTTCGATTCAGAATCCGCCATTGACCCGACCTTTCTTGAGAATACCGGATGCGATCTCGACAAGTTGCTATATATTCAAGCAACCTCTGTCGAGTTCGTTCTGGAAACGATCGAAGAGCTTCTTGGCGCAGACAATCAGATTCTCTTTATCTGGGACTCCTTGGCTTTAACGCCGGCAATCTCCGATGTTGAAGGAGACTTCAATCCGCAGTCTTCTATGGCTGTCAAAGCTCGTATTCTGGCAAAGGGAATGTCAAAGCTAACTCTCTCTATCGCGAACACTAAATCCACATTTTTAGTTCTTAACCAGCTAAAAACAAACATCACCCGATCACCCAGCGAGGCGATGACAACGCCCTATGTGACGCCCGGTGGAAAAGCTATGATATACGCATATTCGCTGCGTATATGGCTCACAGGCCGCAAGGCGAAAGCGAGTTTCGTGCTCGATGACAACGGGTTCCGCATTGGCTCCGAGGTTAAAGTGAAGCTTGAGAAGTCTCGATTTGGAACGCAGGGCCGACGCTGCAACTTCCAAATCCTGTGGGGAGGAGATAAGGTAAGCATTCAGGACGACGAATCTTTGTTTGAAGCCGTTAAGGGATCCGATAACATCCTTCAAGCGGGGGCGTGGTTCACTATGGTTTTCGAGGACGGCTCAACCGAGAAGTTTCAAGCATCAAAGTGGGCAGATAAAATGCAATCTGACAAGTTCCGGCAAAGAGTTTATCAAATCATTGATGAAGAAATAATTTATAAATTTCACAATCGGCAAGGAAAGGCAGAAGACTTTTACGAACCAGATGAAGGGTAGATTAAGATGAAGAGAGTAATGGTTATTGACGCCCTGAATGCATATTTCAGGGCGTATATCGTTAACCCAAGCCTGTCCAAGAACGGCCAACCGATCGGAGGATATAAAGGGTTCATAGGAATCTTACAGAAGTTATGTCGGGAAATGAAGCCCGATGAGATTATTATAGCTTGGGATGGAGCAGGAGGCTCTTTGAAGAGAAGGGCGATCAACTCTAATTATAAAGTTGGTCGAAAACCAATCAGGTTGAACCGAGACATTAGAGTTCTCACAAAGGATGAGGAGCTACAAAACAAAGTTTGGCAGCAATATCGCTTGATGGA